GTCATGGCGGGGAAAGCCGCTGGTATCAATGGCATGTTCAAGGCCAAGGCGCTGATCGACCTCAGCACCAAGGAAGGGGACGGGGCCACAGATTACAGCGAAGTAAACTCTGTAAAGAACGCCAAAAACATCACGGACGTAAATCAGATCGCTTGCTGGCCCATGCTGAAGCTGGGTGACCGTGTGTTCCACATGTCCACTCAACTGGCAGGCTTGATGGCCTCGGTGGACACTGGCAACGCTGGCTGCCCCTACGAGAGCCCTTCCAACAAGCGGCTGCAAGCCGATTCGATGGTGCTGGATAGCGGGGAAGAGGTTGATCTGACCCATGCCCAGGCCAATATTTTGAACGCCGCTGGTGTTGTAACAGGACTGAACTTCATGGGTGGATTGGTGGCCTGGGGCAACTACAATGCTTGCTATCCGGCCAATAGTGACGTGAAGGATTTCATGATTCCCATATCCAGGATGTTCGGCTGGGTCGGCAAGACTTTGATCAAAACATTCTGGGGCAAGCTGGATAAACCGATGAACAGGCGTCTGATCGACACAGTGATTGATACCTGCAACATCTGGCTGAACGGCCTCGTGGGTAATGAGTACGTGCTGGGCGCACGTGCTGAATTCCGGGAGAGCGAGAATCCGTTGACCGATCTCATGGCCGGTATCATCAGGATTCACATCTACATCACGCCGCCAAGTCCCGCCCAAGAGATTGATTTCCTCCTGGAGTATGACGTTGAATACTTGACGTCTGCTCTCCAGGGTTAGAGAAGGAGGGTTAAGGCATGCCTAAGTTCGACCAAAGTATCATCAACTTTGCGGTGTACGAGGATTCTATGGAGTATGTCGGCATGGCCGAGGCGCAGTTGCCCGATCTTACGACACTGACGCAGACCATTTCGGGAGCGGGGATTGCCGGCAACATCGAGGCTGTCATCCTTGGTCATTTTGAGGAAATGACCCTCACCCTGAACTTCAGGACCACCACGGAGCAAGCCATTAGGCTGAGCGAACCGCGTCGGCACCAGATCGACCTGCGCGTGGCCCAGCAGGTGGAGGACACCGTGGCCGGGCAGGTAAGGGTCCAGGCCGTGAAGCACCTATTCGTTGTTGTGCCAAAGAAAGAAACAGGTGGTTCTATAGCTCCAGCATCGCAACAAGATGCTTCCGGCGAGTACGCCGTCAGGTATTGGGCAACCTTTATTGACGGTCGGAAAGTTCGGGAGATCGATCCGCTCAACTTCATCTTCATGGTTAACGGGAAGGATTACCTCAGAGAGGTTAAGGCCTCGCTAGGAAAGTAACACTACTAACGGCCCAGGGAGACTAGAGTCTCCTTGGGCTTTTTTGGTTTATCAAGAAAGGAGATAATCATGAACGCTGACAAGAAGGACGTTTTTCACGTTGATCAAGACGAGTTTGATGTTGCAAAACAGCAGGCTGAAAGCAGCGGGTCGTCTTACACGCACGTTTTTAAGAAGCCGTTCGAGTACAACGGGGAGACCTACACCAGCCTGACGTTTGAGTGGGACAAGCTAACCGGCAGAGATGCCCTGGCAATCGAGAACGAGATGCAAGCGATGGGCAAGGCCCTGGTGGTACCAACCTTTTCCGGAGAGTACCTGATTCGCATGGCCGCCAAAGCGTGCACTGAGCCCATCGGATCCGATGCGTTTGAGATAATGAGCATTGCGGACTACAACAAGATCAGGTCAGCTGCCCGGTCTTTTTTACTGCGATCGGAGTTGTAGTCGGCGATGGCGGACAGTGGATCCGGCAGCAGTGCCTAGCAATGGCCAGGACCAATAACACGCCGGTACCATGGTGGTTGTCCTTACCGCTATGGGAGTTTGTCTCCTGGATAAAGGATAGCAACCACACTCTAAAACAGCGATAGACGAAATGAAAGGAGGGCCCCCATGGCAAGTAGGAAAGAGTATGAAATGCTATTCCAGCTCAATGCGCAGCTTGGCAGTAGTTATACGAGCACCTTCAAGAATGCGCAGAGCTCCATTACTTCCATGCAGAATGAGATAGCGGCCCTCAGCAAGATCCAGTCCGATATTTCCTCGTACCAGAAGCAGCAGGATGCAGTCGAGAGAACCCGTCAGAAGCTAGGAGTGCTGCAACAGCAGTATGATAACATCCAGAAAGAGATTCAGGAGACTGGAACTTTCAGCTCCAATTTGGAGAACAAGCTCCTGGCCAAGCAGTTACAGATCGACAAAACGGCTGCTTCGCTGGACAACCAGACTCAAAAGTTGGAGGCCATGGGTGTTCGCCTCAGAGATGCTGGGATTGATGTTGGTAATCTGACTGAGGAAAGCTCTCGGCTCACCAGTGAAATGGAGCAGTTGAAAGAAAGTCAAGTGGAGGCTGCGGACGAAGCTGCAAACTTCGGCACGACAGCCTCCCAAGCTTTTGCGGCAGCAGGGCAGGCACTTGTCGCCGCCGGCATCACCGTGGCGCTGAAGGAAATCTACGAGTGGTTTGGTTCCGCTGTCCAGGCGTCCGTGGAGTTTGAATCTGCCATGACCGGGGTGGCCAAGACCACGGACATGAGCAGCGAAGAACTCGCTGCGATGGCGAGGGAAATCAGGCTTCTTTCGACGGAAATTCCCATTACTACCACTGAGTTTGCGGGGATTGCCGAAGTAGCAGGTCAACTTGGCATTGCAAAAGAGAACCTCTTAGACTTCTCGACCACCATGGCCATGTTGGCTACGGCCACTACTATGACAGCGGAGGAAGCCGCCACATTGCTGGCGCAGTTTGCCAACATCACTCAGATGGATTCGGCTTACTATTCCAACCTGGCCAGCACCATCGTAGAACTCGGCAATAACTTCGCTACCACGGAGCAAAAAATCACTCAGATGGCGCAAGGGATTGCGGCTGCGGGTTCTCTGGCCGGGATGTCTGAGGCCGATATGGTTGCACTGTCTGCTGCTGTTACCTCGCTAGGTATAGAGACGCAGGCCGGCGCCTCTTCGATGAGCAGGCTAATCCAGCAGTTGAACACCGCCGTGGAGACTGGGGACCAGCTCGAAGAGTTTGCCTCCATCGCTGGCATGACCGGCGAGGAGTTCAAGAGGGCCTGGGGAGAGGACGCAGTACGAGCACTCGAGGCGTTCGTCATTGGCTTGGCAGATACGGAGCGCAACGGAAAGTCGGCTAACGTGGCTCTGCAGGAACTCGGCATCACCGAGATTCGTATGCAGCGCATGATTCTATCCTTGGCTAACTCCGGGGATCTGCTGAACCGTACCATTGAGACCGCAAACAAAGCTTGGGAAGAGAATACTGCTCTTGTTACCGAAGCTGAGCTACGTTATGGCACAACTGAAAGCCAGCTAACGCTCATGCAGAACGCCTATAACAACTTGAAAATCGTCATAGGCGATCAATTCACTCCCGAGCTGCGCAAGCTCTATGCGCTGCAGACCGATGTGCTAAAAACGGTTACGGACTATCTCGAACAGAACCCAGAACTCATCAAGGCGGTTACTACTTTTGTCGGTGTGATTGGAATAGCCGTTGGAGGACTCACGGGGTATGTGGCTATCACAAAGCTGGCGACAGTAGTGTCCACGGCGTTCGCGGCCGCCATCCCTGGAGTCAACGTAATCATGGGTGTGGCGGTGGCCATCGCCGGGTTGACCGCTGGAATTGTTGCTCTGAACGAAGCAAGCAATAAGTATGTAGACGAATCCTGGTCACTCACCGCTGCATCTAGGATGCAGTACCAGAGAATTCAGGAACTCACTGCGGAATATGAAAAAGCCGTTGAGACATACGGCGAAACTTCGTATGAAGCTCAGTCTCTAAAGTGGAAACTCGAGGAGCTCACTACAGAGTATGAACTCAGCAAGCAGAAGCTTGTCGAGTATAAGGCTGCCCATGAAGCGCTCGTCAAAAGCTATGTTGAGATGACCGAATCGCATGCGAAGGCTACTGAAGAGATCGAGAAAGAGCAGCTGAGCACTCTGGCCTTGATTGCGAAGCTCGAAGAGCTTACGGCAACGACAGACAGCGCTACTGAAAATCAGCAGGCTATCCTGGGTGTGATTAAGGCGCTCAACCGGCAAATGCCGGAGCTCGCTTTGAACTATGAAGATGTAACCCAATCATCCAAAGGATACATTGAGTCCTTGAAGGCCATGGCTCAAGCCCAGGCTGAGCAGGCAAGGCTGGAAGCACAGTGGGCCGAGTACATCGATCGTGTAGGACAGCAAGAATCTCTTAGAGCGGCGAAAGAAGCTGCGGAGCTAAATGCCCAGCTCGCTCAAGAAGAGTACGACCTTGCGCTCAAGGCTTACAACGAAGCTCTTGACTTGTACAAGTGGGATCCCACGGGTGTTAGTGGATGGTTCGGCACTCTTGATGAGGCAAAAGTCCTTAATGTGGCCAAGGAACAGCTGGAGCTCTACAACTCCGTTCTCGAGGAGACAACGCTTCTTTACGAGGAAAACAGCGCTGCAATAGCCGAGCTTGAAGAAGCATTCAATGCCTATCAGAAGTCCCAGGAAGAAGGAATTGCAACTGGGGAGAACCTGGCCGAGGTCATCAACGATGTCCGGGCCAGGATGAAAGAACTGGCCACAGCCTATCAGGAAGCTTACGATGCTGCCATGGAAAGCATATCCGGGCAGTACAAGCTGTGGGATGAAGCGGCCGAAGTTGTTGCCAAGTCAGCCGGAGAAATCAATTATGCGCTGGCAACCCAGGCGCAGTACTGGGCAGACTATCGCACTAACCTGGAAAGCCTGACGGCGCGAAGCGAAGACATCGAAGGCCTGTCGGAGCTGTTGGCCACGTTTGCAGATGGTAGTGAAGAGAGTGTCAATGTCATTGCCGGTTTGGCCATGGCGACCGATTCTGAACTACGGGCTATGGTTGCAAACTGGCAGGCCGTCAAAGCTGAACAGGAGATCGTTGCTCAGAGTTTGGCTCAACTCCAGACTGATTTTGCTGCTGCTATGAGTGCGCTCCAGCAGGAGTTGGAGACAGTCATCGGTGAGATGAACCTGACAGAAGAAGCTGCCGAGAGCGGGAAGAACACCATCGAAGGCTTCATACAAGGATCCGAGGACATGCTCCCAGCAGTCCGTGAGGCCTACGAAAGAATCGCCAAAGCAGCCATTGCTGCGATCGATGCACAGCTTCAAATCGAAAGTCCGTCCCGAGTGTTTGCTGAGCGTGGTAGGTTCGCCATGAGTGGTTTCGTGGACGGGGTTTCTTCCATGGAATCTGAGGTTCTGAAAACCTTGTCGCAAATTGCGTCAGATGGTGTTGGAGCGCTTTCGGTAGAGGCTGAGGTGAGTCAAGAAGCGTCTTATCCGGAGCGGGTTTCGCTTGATGCGGTGATGCCGGCAGGCATAACTGAAATACCTCGAACCTGGGTTGAGTCTCAGGCCAAATTGGCCAGCCTTGTGGAACGCGAGGCACACATCGAAAACATGTCGGAGTTCCTGGCCTCGCTTGCGGACAGTGGCCGGAGTAGCTTTAATGTCATTGCTGGCTTATCGGTGGTCTCTGAAGAACTGGGATCGGTTTTGTCAAATTGGCGAGCAATCCAGACTAACCAAGAGATGGTCGTGGCAGATTGGGCCAGACTGGGTACGGACGTCAAGAGTGTCATAGAGGCAGTGCGAGCAGAGGGGATTGGTGGAAGCGACGCCGTATTTGCGGCGATGGCTACACCTGTCACACAGGAGACTGGCGTAGTTGCTCGCAACGATGCGCTGCGTCCAATTCAGGTGGTCTCGGCACAGACCGCGCCAGCAACGAGTGGGGTAAGGATCCCTCCCATTCAGATTACCTACAACATCACGGGCGTAAGCAATGTCGAAGAGCTAGAGGATGCGCTACGTACGAGGGAT